AAAAAAAGCCCCTATATAGAGAAACACACTGTTTTAGTTTAGTCTATATAGGGGCCAATATACTACTTCAAGGAATCCAATGGAAACCCCTAGCGGACACTAGGGGGAAACCATTTGACAGAGTTTTTTTATGTAAAGCATGAGGAACTTTACATAATAATAATTATACACGATTATACTAGTTTGTCAAGTGTTTTAGGCAAAAAATATTCCTAATAATGTTGCCGCCAAACCTCCAAGTGCTAACAACATAAGTTGGAAAATTCTTTCATCTAACTTAGAGAAGCCACTATGAAACTCTTCTTTGGTTTCTTTTAGATCAGATTTCAATTCACTAACATCATCTGCAAGATGCGCTAAATGATTATCTCTAATAGTGCGAACTTCAAAATTCAAGTCATCTAACAGTTGTTGATAGTGATCCATTTGTCTCTGTGGCTTCTGTGGCATGACTAGTATCCTTTCTTTTTCTTCTTTTTCTTATGTGCCGGCATGTTATTTTCCTTTTGGTTTCTTTTTGTAGCCACTTGCATAAATTGCGCGGCCTTGTGCTTCTGCTTGCTTTTTGGTTGGATAAGTTTTGCCACTTGATCCCCACTTATACCCACCTTTAACTTTTTTTACTGGCATTATTTTCTCCAAGTAATTCTCTTAAGTGACTGTAATCCCAAACTAATTCTGCTTGCTCAGTTTCATACTCTTCTAGATCACATTGGTTTTGCCAAGCAAGTTCATCCCAAGTAAGTTTTGCTATGGCGCGGTCTACGGAATTTTTAATGTCTGACCAATGTATTATTTTCATATTATTCTCCAGTGTATGCTCCATCTACTAATGGTCTAATTTCCCAATGGTCACCAAACCAAACTTGCACTTCACTATAATGATCTTCTACAGGCATGGGTTCAACTTCAGTATATCCACACTGATCATCATCATTCACTGTTCTTGTGCTACCCCAATATTGTCCTGACGATAGCAAATATCTATGATAAAAAGTTTCCATTATCTATCCCTATTAAAATATCCTGTCCAACTATATGCACCTACAGTTGAAGACGTTGAACCAGTGCCGTCTACTGTAATAACTACAGCATGCCTGTTTGATGTTGCGTTTGGCATTTGCACCATTAAGTTGCCTTGATTCAAGCAACCCCATTTATTCTGACCACTGGGCATAATAGTAGTTGGGTTAGTGGTTATAGTATTAGTATCTACATCAATCCACATGCCTGTTGACCATGGACCGCAATACACATTACCATCTGGACCCATCGTGGCTCCCATTACTTTTGTGCCAGTGCCTAAACTAGTCATTGTGTTTGCTGATGGATCTAGTGTATATACTGTGCTAGTTCCATGTCCAGTCATATATAAATTACCATTCTTAGCATTGGTAATACCTTGACTTGTTTGTGCTCCAAATGTAAAGCCATAAGTTTGCACTTCTGCTGTGTCAGTATCAGGATCAATAATTAATACGCTTCTGTTATTACTTGGTCCACCTGTATTATAAGGTGCGGCATATAATTTGTCATCTTCAATTGATCTTACACCACTAACCCATTTAGCCCCATTAGTGCCTAAGGTACCTAATCCTAAACTGCTGGTTGTAGCAGTGTTTGATGCAACATTATAAACAAGAGCGACATTAGGTGTGCCAAGAGCATACAATTTATCATCTGCAGACATGCCTAATTCATAAGCAGGATTACTAAATGTTAATCCCCAGTTCTGTAATTCAAAACTGTTAGTATCTGGATCAAATATCATAACACTGTCCATATTGTATGGCCACCAATAAATTCTATTGTCAGACCCTAAGTTACCTGCGACAAATCGTATTGATCCTGTTAATGTTAAGCCTGATGAAATCTCTTGACTACTACCAGTAACAGGATCAAATTCCAATATATTATTTGTTGCTTTTGAACCAGGTGCACCATATACCTTACCATTAGGATGAGCAACAAACCCAGCGTATGCTAAACCTATACTCCAAATACTGCTACCTATATCATAAGTTGTGTAACTGCGACTACCAGTTAAATCCCAAGTGCTAACAACAGGTGAAATATCTGCGCCAGTGAGATCCTGCCAATCAGGCGGCTCTGGCACCACATACTGACCTAAAAATCCACCTCTAGCAGCAAACGGCATTATGCGTATCCTGTGCTTAATGTTGAATAGTATGTGCTACCATCGTAGAACACACTTATGATATCAATATCCCCAGTATTTGTGCTTAATGTTTTACTAGCACCAGCAAATTTCATACTGCTTGTTAGTGTGCCAGTTGTAGCACCTTGTGTAATAATAATTGTAGCACTTGTGCCAGCAACAGCATTGGTTAAACTGTTAATAGTTAAACCACCACCTGTTGTAACTTGGAATATAGTGCCTGTGCTTACATCTAAGTTAGCAGCAATATCACCACTTAGTGTGCCTAAACTGACCACAGTCTCGTTAAATTTTGTTAATGAAACATTACTTGCACTAAAATTACCAGTATAAGCACCAATAGCAGTGTTTGCTAGATCAGTAAATTTAGATGTAACACCAACATTGTTTGAATCACCTATTATGATATTGCCTTGATTAACATTGTAAATGTCATTAGATCTCGAGGCACCGGCCACATTAATTGTGTTGCTGTTTGTTACAGTTGCTATTTTTTGAACAAGATTGCCTTCACCAGTTGGTCTGGTTTCTGTGAATGTGCCTGAGCCATTAACATACAATGAAGCACCTATGGTAAATCCATGTGAACTAAAGTTCATTTTACCACTGATAACCACTTCACCTGTTTCATTAGGAGCAATGTTGTTTTTAACAACACCAAAGCCTGGCATTAATGATGCATTGCCGCTGTCTGCTAACACAACATCTGGTGTATCACCATGGTTATTACCATTTAGTGCAACAATATCACCTTTGTTTAATGTGCCACCTGATGCGTTCCATATCTCAGCCTGAATAGCACCATTAATATCGCCATCAAATCGTGTAGTAGCAATTATGTAATTGGCTTGAATATTGCCAGTTGCAGTAATGTTGCCTGATTCAAAACTAACAATATTAACATCATCTTCTTTAAGTTCAAGCGTGTCACTGGTTTCACTTAGTTCAAAACTATACTTCTTAGGTGTGTGGCTTGGAGTAATATCATACTCTAGAAGTGGACACGGAAATGGCAATGGTGTGGCTGTTGTTAATCCTCTACCCACCCAACTTGTTCCTGTTACTGTGGCCCAAGTTAGCGGAGTAGTTAATCCACTGTCCTCAAATACACCATAATATACTTGGTTAGTGAAAGTTCTTCCTCTCTTTAGATATCCAATATTACTATTATTGGTCCAAGTAACTAAGTCTTGCGTAAGACCATAACCTGTTCCAACGAAATAAACTGGTGTTGCATCAGCAAGAGGTTGATTACCTAAATAATTTATACCAATAACAACCGTATCAGCATCTTCTGCGATCTGACCATATGTGCCACTTGCAACGTATTGCCAGCCCCAATCAGGTAGTCTTGCTTTTGATCCTACACGGCGGTCTAATTCAATAACCATATCACCAACAACAGGTTGAGCATTACCGCCATTATGACCGCCATTAGTAACAGTTAAACGGCTACCACTGTCAACACTCACATTAGCACTGTTCATTTCTACCCAAGTGCGTTTGGTTTCACTAGTCCAGTTACCTCTTGTGCCTTTACCTTGAACATTCATGAAATTTTCAGCAACAGGACCTATAATAACAGGTTTGCGTGTTTCACCTGAAGGTTTATTAGAACCTAAATATAATCCACCATCTTCATAAGTTAAGAAAGTATCACGAACAAATTTATTAGCCGCATTTACAGTATCAGGTCGGCTATTAGCAACAAAAGACATATTTGTTTTGCCACCGAAACCACCATCAGTCCAATCTTCACCTGCGGATACTGATATATAAGCACTTGGTATTAGTTCACCACCAGGTAAAGAACCACCACCATAACTGGTCCAACCAATCTTACCTAATTCTTGATTGTCTCTTGCATACCAACCTGTGCTTGGTTCATTTAGATTACCATTATAACTTCTAAATAATAATTCTGCAGCACCATAATCTAGACTGTTTTCCTGGCGTGTTAAATCAGTAAAATTACCAATTTGTAGTCTTGGAATGAATGAATTTTGGCTACCTGATGATGCTGAGGTTATTGTTCCAAAGTCATCAGCATATGGTGTAATACCATCATAACCTAAACTAATACCAAAACCTGAATAACCATTATCAAACATTTGAGTTGTTGTTAGTGTGTTAGCACCTATAACCAATCCATCTTTAATACCAAAGTAAGTATTTTCACTGCTTATTAAACTAACTTTACCTTGTGTATAATGAGCATATGATCTAAATTTAGACGCACTCATATCTAAACTATAATCACTGCTACTACCCACAGTGTAAGTGAAGTCGCCTGCTACAGGACCACTTATTGGATAAGCATACACATTAGTTGAAAGCATTTTACAAGGACCAACACTTGCACGACTACGAGCACCACCATACACATCATATTCACTTAAAATACCAACTAAGAATCCAGTATCAGTATCACGCATTGTGTTCATGAAGAAACTGTTGTTACCATCTAAATTATTATTAGCCTGTGTGCTGCTAAATTCAAAGTCACTGGTTGCTGGATTATTCATTGTAACAGTTAAATTACCTGTATCAATTGATGTAATATATGTTCCAGCAGGGAATGGAGTTTGTGTTCCTTCTGTGCCACCATCACCTAATGTAAAACTGTTGTAAAAACCACCTAATGCTCTTGTATGATACATTGGTGCCATACCTGGAACAATTTCATTAATTAATGTAGCAATATTGCCAGTGCCAACAATTGGTTTAGTCCAGAATAAAGGTGGTGTTGTAGAGTTAGCAACATATCTGTATTCTTCCATACCTGTTAATTGAATTGTAGCACTACCACTTACAACATTACCTGTAAAACATAGTGCATTTACATCACTGGTGCCTGAGTATGTTATAAGTCTTGTAGAAGTAAGTTGGTTAAAACTACTTGAAGGTTGTGCTTTTGTATAACCATAACCGCCTGTCATATTAAGCACATCAGTTGCTGTTTGATCTGCACCTAACGCTTCAGTAAATGTAAAGCCACCAACACCATCACCAAGTGATATTTTGTTTAGACTTTCTGCCTGCACACTGTTAACATTAGCAAGTGCGTTAGCAAGACTGATTACACCACTGTTAACAAGAATATTTTCACTGCCCACAACATAGTCATCAATTGCAGTGTTTGCACGATCAGTTGTGAAATATAAGTTAGAACCTTCAGTTAAGTCTGATGTTGTTTTAGTTGTTAACCAAGTATCACTAGCACTGTTTGCTCTATCAGTAGTGTAATAAAGATTTGTATTACCTTCTGCTAAGTCATCTGTGGTATTAAGTGCTAAGTTAGCAGTAGCAGAGATATTACTTAATCCGCCGCCATCACCACTAAAGTATGTGGCTGTTATATTACCCGCTGTGTTGATATCACCTTGATACCCACCAATAGCACTATTAGCACGGTCGGTTGTGAAGTATAAGTTAGAACCTTCAGTTAGATCTGATGTTGTTTTAGTTGTTAACCAAACATCACTTGCACTATTAGCACGATCAGTAGTAAAGTATAAGTTATCACCCTCATCAATATCAGTTGTAGTTAAACTTTCACTAATAATTCCATTAGCAAAATTGATATTGCCACTGCCACTAACATATGTTTCAATAGCAGTGTTTGCTCTGTCAGTTGTAAACCAAACATTACCAGTGCCTTCTGTTAAGTCATCTGTTGTATAAGCAGTGCTACCAGCAACAGCAATATTAGCACCACCAAAACTTAGAACACCACCAGCGGCTGATATAGCAGTGTCATCTAAATAAATTGAAGTGCCGCTTAGATATAAGTCTTTCCAACGATTGTTAGCATCGCCAAGTGTGTATACACTATTTGCACTGGGCAGTATATTTCCGCCTACAGTTAAATCATTTGAACTAATGTAAGCCATTACTTCAGCATTGGTTAAGTGTCCTGGTATATTGCTTAATCCACCGCCATCACCACTAAAGTATGCGGCTGTTATATTACCCGCTGTGTTGATATCACCTTGATATGCACCAATAGCAGTATTTGCTCTATCAGTAGTGTAGTAAAGATTTACATTACCTTCAGTGATTTCATCTGTACTACTAATTGCCGCACTAATATTTGACCAACTTACAATACCATTAGCATCTGTTAATAATATTTGATTATTAGACCCTCTGACATTAGGTAGAATAAAATTTTCATTAGCATTCACATTACCAATACTAACATTTCCATTTACATCAACACTGAATATTTCATATCCAGTGTTTAATGCATCAACAGTGCCTAACCATTTAATTCTAAATTTAGAACCGGTACCATAATTTATGAAAGGTCTTAGATTAACTACAACGTTAGCATCGTCACCTACAACAAAATGTTGACTTGGTGCCCCACCATCAAATATATGAGATAATATTTCAAAGTTGGCAGATCCATCGGCATCACCATCTATTTTAACCCTAACGCCTGACTCACTATATATTGATAATGGGTTACTATCGCCCAATTTAAGAATTTGAGGTATATCACTACTATCTGTAAATATTAATGTGCCTAGACTTGTGATATTACCTGATACGGTATGATCTGTATTTAGATATGTTGTAATAGCAGTATTAGCACGATCTGTAGTATAATAAAGATTTACATTACCTTCTGCTAAGTCATCTGTGGTTTTTCCTACAAATGGATCATAAGCATCAAAACTAACTAAACTACCAAAATAAGTTGTACCATCATAGATAATATTTAATATTGTTTCACTATTAGCGGTTTGAGTTAAATTAGTAACAGCGCCTACGAATTCCCAATCTACCCATTCTAGATAATATGTAACAGTATCAATATCGTGATTACCTGTTACATCTTGTGTTAGAATTAAAGTTATTGTTTCACCAGCACTGATATCATTAATGTCTAGTTTTGTAATATTACTAGTAAGAGTAAGTTTTTGTGTTTTACCATTACCAATATCTAATGATACATTACCACTTACACTACCAGCATCATAATAAGTTTCTAAATTTAATTCTGTTGTATCAATTCCAATCTCACCAGTTATGCTATTATATGTGATTGGACTTGCATTTGATATTGTAGTTCTTATATCTGCTGTGCTTACACCAGTATATTGTATTATACCATTTGAAGTTGGGCTATTATCATATGCTAATGATCCATACCCACTTTCATTTGAAACACTTATTTTAGTTCTTACTTCTGCATTACCTACACTGCCTATTTGTGATACAGTAATATTAGAAATTGTTGAACTTACATTGATATTGCTTTGAGTCGTGCTAACATTAGTGACCCAAACATTGCCTTCACTTACTGTTATATTAGAAGTTGTTGTTGCGACATTTATTGCTGTATTAGCAACATTAACATTTACATTGGCCATGTGTTATCTCCTATTAAAGGGCTACATAGCCGCCGTTTGCTACTGTCTCCTGAGTTGGATCCCCTGTTGAAACTCCTGCTTCCCATCTTTCTATGATTGCCCAACGGTGCATATCTTTTTGTGGTACTGGAGTATCATCTGTTTCCCATTGAAAACTTAGCACAGTCATCACAACATTTGTTCTTGCGTTAGGAGTAATATTACCAGTATATCTATTTTCTGGTATAGTTAAAGTTACTAATCCTGAACTTGCTTCAGCATTACTGATATTGCCGCTTGACACAACACCAACATTAGCAAAATAGCCAATTACATTTGTATCTGTAAAATTTGGATCACCTGATACACGATCATATGTAATTTGATCTAATACGATTGTTTGGTAATCAGCACTAAAACTATATAGTGATACATTACTGCCAAAGTTATATGTGAATGCTTTTTGACTGCGAGGAAATAGTTCAATAACTTGAACATCACTCCCGCCAATGTAATTTTGAAAAGAAAGTAGTGCTGCCATATAATCGTCTCCTGAAGGGGCTTATGCTAACGCTGAGGCTTTAGCATCTTATTGTATATTTATCTAATAAATTTAATTAAGGGTTTTTATACAACAAAAGATCTCTTTTCAAATTCATATGCTATTCTAACAATACCATCTGCTCCATTAGCACCATTATGATATGTAGTTGTAGTACCATCTGATGCATAACGCCCAGCGTGTGCTCCTTGCCCACCGTACCCATATATTGTTGCTGCTGAAGGAGTACTTGCTCTTGTATTATTATCACCACCATTACCACCACGGGCCAAATATTCAGTAGCATAACCTGGATAATTTATCCAAACTAATTTGCCGGCGCCACCATTAGGGCCGGCCGGCAGACTTGAGGACATCCAATTTGAAGTATTATAATTACCATTACCGCCTGCCCCAGCGCCACTTCCGCCAACAGCATTAAATCTAGTTGTTGGTGCTGGATCACCTGATATAACTACAGCATTACCACCATCATATACTGTACCATCACCACCGGCATTCAATGCTCTTTTACCATAATTGTTAAAGATATAAGCAGCAATTGTATATGAACTTGTCCGCCAGGTTGAACCATCCCAATATAGAATTGAAGGAGTATCTGTTAACCATTGGTCATATTGTGTAGGAGACGGCGGGGGTGTGGAACTTGGGCCATATGTATTAGCAGACCAACTACTAAATGTACTACTACCACCACCACCATTTATAAATCCTGCGGTTGGAGCAATATTCCAACTACCACCTTCGCCTCCGCCGGCGGCTGAATAACCTTTAAAGGAACTAGCAGTACCATATTTTGTTAGATTATTACCGCCATTACCTATCACTATCGGATAATTTGTGGTAGTATATGATGTAGCAGAAAGATTAGCATGTGTTATAACCCCTCCGGCCCCACCGCCACCACTTTGCAAACTCCAAGTATTAAATGCTGCACCAAAAACTTCTTGGAATCTTTTACTACCACCGCCCATTCCGCCTGCACCTACTATGTAAGAATATACAGTACCACTACCAACAGCATTTACAGTGAATGTTCCATTGCTTATAAATTCATGCTGTCTCCAACCATTGGTATCAGTAATAGTACCGCCTGTTGCTACCAACGTTGGGGCTGGAGTAATAACAATATTACTACTTGTTGATAATTCAATATTGGCTGTTGTTGTAATATTAGCATAAAATTCTACATTAGTATTACTATAATTTGCATTAGTGACTAAAGTTTTTGTAAAAGTAGCATTACCATTACCATCTGTTACTATTGTACCTGTAATATTACCATCTGTAAAATCACTTTCTTGCACATTTATTAAATTATAATTCAATGTTACACTTGGATAATTACCAGTAATATAAAAATTAACAGTATCGGCATTTGCTACAGAAGCACTGATAGAAACATTTGGTTGAAAATGCCAATCACCACTAGTTGTTGCACCTAAAGTAACAACAGGTTTGAAGAATCCAAATCTATTACTCATTGTTTATCCTGCCAAATATATACACGCTATTTGTTTTACTTCACTTGCGGTGTTGAATGTAGCAGACTCTCTGGCTTTAGCAACTGTGATACTTCTCATAATATCATCTGCTTGCTTCATACCTTTACCTGCTGTGCTTGATGACACAATCAAATCACCTATCACAATATTACCATTCTCACCATTCACATTAATCTGACCTTCACCCAATGCGTTAACCACAACGGTTTTATGATCCGCCATCAAATTAGCATATTCTGGTTTTAATTGTGGCATTTTAATTGGTATTTCATTTACTATTTGTTCAACATATTCAGTCATTGGTATTGGATACCTGGTTGAATCACCAGCATATACACCTACTACACCTTTTTGATTGCTGGTATTACTAATATCAACAAGAGTTGTGGTATCACTAATACTGCTTTTGGCAATAATTTCAACATCTACTAATATATCACCTGTACTTAATGTAGTACTGTTAGATATCACTACTTCGTGTGATCCAGTGAAAGGTAATGTTGTACCATCTACTCTTATACTGGCACCAAATTCACCAGCATAATCTTCAGTTGCTAATGTTGCCGCTCCTGGGCCTGCTTTATTATAAAAGTATCCACCAGCAGATGTAGATGCTGCTACATTACTGAATGCTAATGTGCCTACCACACTCCAAGCATTTGATGGTTGTGACTCAGCAATAGCCCAATCTACATTACCATATGCTGCAACACCATAATATGTATCTGCTGCACCTACAACTAATGCTGTTTCTTGTGCAGCACCAAACAAACCTGCGGCCGCACTGGATACATTACTGAATCCTGTTACAGCACCTGGTATTCCAACAAGATTAGCACCAACACCTAAACCAAATGTTAAACCACTTGTTGTAGCAAATGTACCACTTGCTAATCTATCTACCGCTATATTACCTGCTAATATCTTATTAGAAGTTATTGTATTAGCGGCAATTTTATCACCAGTCACAGCAAGTGCATCAAGTTTAGCTGTTGTGACAGCAAGAGCATCAAGTTTAGCGGTTGTGACAGCAAGTGAATCAAGTTTAGCAGTTGTTACAGCAAGTGCATCAAGTTTAGCAGTTGTGACTTGAAGCGCACCTATTTTATCTGCGGTAATAGCGTTAGCAATAATTTTATCTGATGTTACACTGTTAGTTTGTAGTTTAGGTGTGCTAATACTGTTATTGGCAATATCAGTTTCTGTAATTGGCAATATCGCGGCATTAGCAAGTTCTAATTCTATATTAGCAACATCATCAGTTATTATGCTAACATTTGTTTCTATGTTACTAATATCAGCATAGATAGCATCAACATTGGCAGTAATATTAGCAAATTCTTCTTGTGCTATAAGATCAGGAATGTCAATCATTCTTGCGAGGATTACTCCATTAGCAAATCCTCTTACTGAAGAATTTGCTATTGCACGATCTTTAATAACTGCTGTTTCATAATTGTTTTTACTATTTGGCACACCGTTTGGTAATGGTGGTGATTTTTGCAATACAATTTCATGATCGTATATTGCGTCATCATATTCTAATAGTATTAGTTTTGCTGTTAGTGTGCCATCCTGACCTTCTTGTTCATCTATTCGTACTACTCTAAACAGATCCGCATCATATCCATACACGGCATTGGTTAGTTTAACAATATCACCAACATCACACTGTAATGCACTATAATCTGCTACAAAAGTGATCACTGTACCAAAACGACTTTGGCGTAAATCTATATTAGCCAAGTTCTTAACGCGGCTGTTATCATTTACTAAGTCATAGCGTACTGTGAGTTTATTATCAGGCTCATTAGGATTGCGTGATCCACTTGGTATGCTGATATGAACCACATCTGTTTGGTCTTTTTGATTGTATTGCGGATGTTCTGCTTCTATAGTATTATATAAACTGTATAACTCTGTTGAAGTGATATCAAACGCACTAATAATATTGTCATCATTGAATACGAATGCATTGGCTTTCTCGCCTGCTGTTGCGGCTCTATTTGGTACAAATGCAAACTTACCTATTTTAGGGTTGTATGTAAACCAAGTGGCACAACTTTGACATATTGCATCAATATTTCTTTTAACAGATTGATATGTACTTAATATACCATCTATACGCCATTGATCCTGTGGTTGGTCGGTGTCATCCCACGGTGTATAATCAACTTGAGTATTAGCATAATCATATACTTCTGCTAAACTTACTGTATCAAAATCTACGCCTGCTGTTAAACCAGCACCATATATGGGGTTAGTTAGATAATCATATAATACATTTGCTGGATTATATAAGTTGTTGGCAATATCAAAACTCATTGTACCTAAACCAACTAAGTTATTACCAGCATCATAATCCATACTAACAACAGCATAGACTAAGTTTGCCATACTGGCACCATCTGTGGCTAACACAGGTGCTACTGTATTTGCGGCGACTTTATTAGTAGGTGGATATATTTGATTTACATTACTGGTTGCATTACCTGCATACACATGCACTCTTAATTTGCCAGCAATATTGCTATCAGTATTGCCATCAGCATCAGTTGCTACAGTGACACTACCGTTATTGTCAATAGTTAATATTTCATCATTTCTATAAACTTGATTTATTGTATATGTTGGATTATTATATTGTACTTGCTCACTTAATACCAATACATATGTCATTGTTTGATTATTAGCACTGATATTAGCGTGTGTTACAATACCTGAAGTTACAACATTACCATAAAACACTGGGATCTTATTATCTGTTGCTGGTGGCAATTGAATACGCACACCTGGATCGTTTTGTGCTTGGCTTGTTGCTCTATACGCATCAGGAGCCATACTTTTAGAAATAACTCTTGCTGTTGCTAATGCTACACCCGCACTAACAACTGCTACAGCAAATCCTAATCCTGTATTAATAGCGGCCGCCGCTGCCGCGGCATACCCAACTCCAGTTACAGCACCAACAATAGCAGCACCTATAGCACTAAAAATTGGCATCTACACACCCTCATACACATAATTTGTTTCAATAGTTCTCCAACCACGCTTTTCTAACTTTAAGTCTGGTGAATTTACCATTGTTGTGAGCACAATTTCTTGCACGACATTTTCTTCTCGTAATCTTTTACCTATTTTTAAGTATTCTTGTAATAGTCTATAACCCATAGAGGTGTTTCTACACTCCTCTTCTACCCACCATGCTGTTTCTCGCAGTGTTACTATATGTGGCATCCAAATATCTGGAACCATATTAGCAATAAGCAATCCGCCCAATCCTTCATCAACCTCACCAACCAACACCAAGTGACGCATCATAAAGTTGGCTAATAGTGTTTTGACACGATGTTCATCATAAATGGGCTCTTCAAAACAAGTTAATGGCGTAGCATTAGCATAATTTTTGAGCATACGGATCAATTCATCCAAATCTTCTAATGTTGCGTGTCTTATCTGCATTATCTCATTTCTTCCAATACTAATTCCCAATCACTTAATCCATTGCCAGTTGTACTACCAACACCACCGGTGGCACCCATTGGGCGTCCAAAATCAAAACTGGTATTGTGTAAATCTATAATTCTGTCAAAACTGGTATCACCCGGATAGAACTTTTCTCTATCACTAGCACTTGTTCTTTGTCCATTAATTCTATTGTCTAACACTTTGTTAATACTTGCGGCAGTGATTGTAACAGTGTTGGTTAGTTTACCTTTAATAATATCGATATCTTCTGTGATAGTATAATTTGTTATTACACCCTTGAAGCGTTGATATCTTGTTGTAGCACGATAGTCTTCATCAAAGAATACTCTCCATATTACTACTTCACCGCCTTTAATAGTTGCTTCTAATACGCTGTATATTACAGCATATGGAATACCACTTAGGCTAATTGATATATCACCATCATTTGCTTTTAGGTCTTCGCCCATTGCTGTAACACTTAAGAACGCACCCATTGAAGCATAAGTCACATTGCCTACAGTAATTGGACTAAAACTTGTGCAGATATTATATGTTACAGTATCCACAGTAATGTCCATCAATATAGCATTACGCACAGTATCTTGTTGTAGTGCTGGAATATTAGTACTCATTATGCAATAACCTCAATTAATTCGAATGTGCTATCATAACTTAATCTATCATATGGTACTATTGTATAACTGGGTTTATTCATCATCTTAACTTGCCATTTAACAGTACTACCAACTAACACACCTTCACCTGTGACAGTTGTACTGGTATCTGTAATAAATGGTCTATGTATTGGTATTGTTAAATTTGCTGTTGAACTATATGATACATCTGCTGTAACGGTATATACATATCTATAGTTGTTAGCAGGTTGTATATAATCACCTGCACGGAATAGATAGCCTGATCCTGATACAGTACTGGTATTAATATATAATTCATCACCATCTGCACCTACAATAGAAATATTGTTCAATTGTATTGCAGATATATCGCCTTGATATGCTGTAATATAATTTAAGTTTGTATTTGTATTACCAATATCAATAGTGCTGGTTGTTGTGATATCTAATCTATCTATTTCTTCTGTTAGATTTCTATTTGTGCTGTACTTTAATCCATCGTGCATTTTAACACTGAACCTATACGGAACAGCACTGGCTATTTCAGCAGTTTTAATACGACCACTGCGGCTTATAGTTTGAGCAGCAACTTTATTTCTTTTAATGCTTATATTTTGAGCATTATCAACTATAGTTTGTAATCCACTCATTATACATATCTCCTTGAGCCGTATCTAGTTAAATTGTATATAAATTCTGGATCCTGGGAAAGTGTTTCCTTAAAGGATCTAGAATCAATTGCATTTATATTGTATGTAACATAAGTTTGACCGCCTAACATTGCTTCTGTATCAGCAGTGCTTGTGACTCTTGCTGGCCCACTTACAATTTCTGGGCCCGACTCCCCGGCGATTCCGAACTTGCCACTTGGAATAAATCCTCCATTAGCAAAGAATCCGCTAAACAAACTGGTAATTAAACCAGCACCACCGGCTGCACTTGCAGGATTAAATAATGCTAAGAACAATTTATTTGCCTGCATCTTGATAATTTCGGCCATTATTGACTTGAATAAATCTTTGAAACTGAGTTTTCCTGTTTCAGCAAATTTAACAAAAGCATTGCTCCAGCCATTTGTCATTTCATCAAATAATCTTTTACCATATGAAGCAGTATCATTAACTTGATCTCTTAGTGTATTAAAACCATTGGTAAATGCTTGAACAAATGGATTTACTACTGTTTCGGGTTCATCCCCGCCCGGTGTTGGTAATGGAATTGGATTATTACGCATCTTATCTAAGTTTGCTTGATATAATTCACTAAATCGATTGAAGAAGTCTGTTGCTCTTTGTTCTGCAGATATTGTACCTGATTCTCCTATGAGTGGTAAAGCATCCATCTCACCAAATAAACTTGATATTGTATCTGATAAAGCACTTCTTATACTTTCAAAAGTAAAATCTTCAGCCTTTATTGGTTCTATTAATTGTAATGGTCCATATGCTCTTAATCCGGTAATCTTTTCTATAGTATCATTAATTTTATTATCTAATTCAATAAGTTTGTTAACCCATTCTATTGTTTTATTAATCACGGGTTCCATTTTGTTTATGGCTAATGATACATATTTGATGATATCATCAAATAATCCTGCTATCACTAATACTAATCCTTTACCCCTCGCTCCTAGCATCATAAAACCAATTATACCCATGGATTTGAATTCAGGTGGCAACATGTTAGCAAAACTGATTAAGTTGTTTATTGCTGTTTTTAAGAAGTTGAATATACCTTCTAGTGCAGGAGCAAATGTATCATACAATGCCGCGGCTCCTAATACTAATGTTTTAATAACATTGCCGATTGTTTCTCTAACATTGTCTAGGAATATTCCTAATCCTTCTTGATTAGTGCCTAGGCTTTCGAGTAATGTATCAAAAAATGTTTTAACACCTAATGCGCTTTCTTTGAAGAAATCACCTAATCCTAAATTGAACAATCTTGTTTTGAATACATCTAAACTATTGTTCAATTGATTCATTACACCATCAAATGTTTGAGCATTTGCTAGTGCAGCACCGCCAAATCGTTCTTCTAATCCTTCTGTAAGTGCATTGATAATTCTTTGAGCACCTTCAGCAGTTTTACCTATATCACTGATCTGTAAGCGTGTGATTCCTAACTTTTCATTTAGGATATCATAAACTGGAATACCTCTGTCACCTAACCTTTCTAATTCTTCTAGACCTAAACCACCAGCAGTTGTTCTGCTTACAAGTGATATGGCGGCTTCAAACGCACCTGCGGCATCTTTTGATACAGCAGCCGCATCAGCAAAAGCAGTTAATTGTTGTACAGTGGGTTCAACACCAGCACCTTTAAGTTGAATCATGCTTTCTGCAAGCATATCCATACTCATGCCAGTATTATCAGCAATAGTTCTTGCCATTTCTAATGCTTTGGTGCCTCTTTCGACACTACCAAATACAACATTTAATGAATTTTGTAGTTTTTCGAACTTAGCACCAGCGGTTGCAATACCTTGAAGGCTTTTCCCAACTGCTATTACAGCACCTGCAGCAGCCGCAAGTTTAACAAACGCACCTGTAACAGCATTTGTGGCATTGCCTACACCGCCTATAGCAGTTTTTAGATCTGATAAACCTTGTTTAGCAGCACTACTATTAAGGCCTACATTAATTTTAATATCGCTCATGCTTATTACCTACCTAATTCTTGTTTTATTCTACGCAATAATTCTTTCTTAATCCATTTTTCAGTTGGCTTACTAATACCGGCTGGATTACCGCCATGGTCTCTGCGTTGTACTCCGGGCACATCAATATAAGTTGCGTATGAGTAATCTAATGTTATTTCTTTATTTTTATATTTTGTATTGCGTCTTGCATTACCTGATACTTTACTGGTCTGTGCTTTTGCATAAACTACAGCATCTTTTTTGACTTCTTCTAATATGTCTTCGAATCGATCAAGTTTTTTAAATGCTTTTCTAGCATTAAATTTGATAAGTTTGCGGCCGGCACCACCAAAGAATCTAGAAACACTTCGTCCTAATGAGCCGGTCATTCTCCCTAACGATCCGGCAAGTCTAACAGCACCGGCACCTAATACTCTAGCAGTAGCGGCAACAGCGCCGGCGGCTATTCTTGCTACCCCTGCTGCTATCACTCCTACTACTTGTATCATTTGCTTTTCCTTTTCTTAAATTCTTCTAGTCCTTTTTGTAAAGAGTCTGCACCATATAATTTATTTAATGCATTAATATCTTTACTATCTTTTTTATTATGATATTCTCTGATTGTAGATACAACATCAAATACCATCATATCAAAAGTATCGGCTTCGCGTAATACTTGACTGGGTAATTTTCCATATGTTTCAGCAAGTGCATGAATCATACAGATTACATTTGTAGTTTTATCACCATGTAATCCTACAGGGTGATTTACTACTTTCCCAATACTTCACTTATAGCACCCATAGCAGCCACAAGAACATCAATTGGCAATGTATTTTTGCCACTTACAATTTTATTTCCTTGTTCATCTAGTATTAGACCTTCAACCAATTTTGCAATTTCAGTAGCATTATCTTCATTGATAACACTGAGTTTTGCAAATATATCTAATGGTTGTCTGTCGTATATATGAAGTGTGATTGCTTCACCGTATTTTGATACAATCTTTTCATCATCAATGGTGAGCGGGATGAGTTGTGGTTCTTTTGCTAAATCTTTAATATTCATTTCTTCAAATCCTCAGTTCTATCTTTTAAGTTATGAATAGCACTTAATGTAAATGCTAATCTTTTATTTGCTTTGTCTATATCAGCGTATGCACATTTTATTTCATTCTGTGCTTTCGCTATCTCCATCTCCATCGACTTCAATATCTCTGGAATCGAGTGATTGTTCCATATCTGCATCAGTATTTACCTGTTTTTGTTTTTTTGGTTTTGCATCTGGTAATTTAATACCATGCGTTGCGGCATAATCATCAAGATTATACTCAACACCATCAACATTAATGATTCTCTTGGCTTTTGTCCAAACACCATTAGAATCATAATTTCTTAACCATTTATGTTTCATATCTACTCCTTAAAATAATTGCCCCACACCATTGTGAGGCAACTATTTACAATTGGTTAAAGCGTGTTCTTAGTTAGATCACCGTTTACAACGATTTCAATCGGACTCAACCAAACTGCTTGGTCGATTGAAGCACTTGGTGCTAATCCACTAATAAATCCTTGACCGCTTAGGTAGTATCCACCACTGCCGTTTGTACCACCTTCGAACGCAACACTAAAGAATACTTCAGTTTTACTGTTTGAGGTTGTCCATAAGCCATTGGTAGCAACAGTGTTATCTGTAACACCAGCATTACCAAAGAACGCATCGTCGTCCACTAACATAGTACCACTTACACCGTTTTCAACTACAGTAGTATAAGCACTTGATGCTGTACTATCTAAAGTTGAATATCTTACAGTGCCGGGACTGGTTGTTAATGTTATGTCCTGCATCAGCGGGACAGAAAATGTTGATGCATTATCGGGTTCGGCTAAAGTACTACTATTACCTAAGCAAAGGATCGCTTTATTACCACTTGTGACATTAATTACTGCCATGTTTTTATCTCCTAAACATTAGTAAAATTATACTCGAAAGTATATGTTATATAATCATCCTCAATCTCACTTTCAACTGAACTTTCATTCAATTGAGTTCCAGTGACTACGCTTTTGGCGTTGAGGATAGCCGTTATAACATTATCTATATCACTGGGTTGATTTTTAGCATCTACGGTCAGAAATGCATTAAATACATATTCATTTTGATATACATCACCTTGATCCAAGGTTCTATATAATTGAATTTTACTTTCACGCACATCATCCACATATACGGTTTTTTTATTTTTAAGGAACAGTGAATCACCTGCTACTGAGAACGGCAATTCACTGCTTACCTTATAATTCGTATAAGAAGCAATATTTGTAGTAATTCGAGTGATTAGATCAGTACGAATTGTCATTAACTAACCCTCACTACACTACTTCTACGACGAGTTCTTCGAACAGTAGCGAAACTGTATGCTTTTTCACCATCTTCCACAGTTCCATCCCCATCCGCATCATACCAATCAGCCATTGCGAGTAATTCATTAAAGATGTCATTGAACTTTGCTTCATAGTATCTTATCTTTTGCACTTCTTGGCTTTCCTCTGTTGAGAAGTCACCTATAAGCGGTAATAGATAATTGTACAAGCAATAATACACAGTCATGTCAGTAAAATCCTGCTTCCGAGTTTTTATCCTATTAGGATTGAAGTCCGGAAGCAATGCAGGATTGCTTACTGATGTGCCTGTATAAGCCAAATAACCTTTCCACCACGCACTGGCTTTTATTTTGATATTAATGCGGTTGGTGCTTTTTGTTAGCAAATCTTCGATAAAGTCTGTGGCATCAGTGAAACCACTTTCTGCTGGGACTCGTATTTCGTTCGCTTCCAATATGCGTTGATCTTTCTGCAGAACATCTGTATATTCTGCATAACTTGTAACGCTACCACCAACCGTAATAAATGCCATAATCTATTTTCCTTAAGCGCCTGCGTCAGGTAAGTTGTTGCTGCGGAAGAATACCGCACCGGCTGCCTGACCAATTAAGCCCTGAAGTAATGCTCTATTACCTACATCACTCAATGAACCAATGGTATCACCACCAGCAAGAGCGATCTGCTGTTGAATTGCATATTCGAACGCAGGATCAATTACTGCTACATACTGACCACCGGCCATAGTAGGAGCATTTTGTGTGCGTAAGTTAGCAACACCTTTTGCAATCGCTGTAATGTTAGCAACAGCAGTACCTACACCTTTTGCGGATGTAACACGCTGACCGAAGCCTGCACGAAGTGCAGCAAAGCCTGCTCTTACAGTACCACGCATTTCATGTGCGTCACTATTTGGGTTGAACCACATTTTAACAGTTGGCTCACGCTTTGCAGCGTATGCTAATGCTTCTGGGCTCATTACAAAGTTAACAACGAAATCGCTGTTTGTTCCACCTTCACCTGTATCAGTGTGAGTAGTGAAAGCAGTGTTAGCAACACCAAAACCTTGACTGTCAACAGCAAGGGCAAGAGAACCAGCAAAGCGAGTTAATACTGCGTTGCGAACCATGTCCATACCGCCGTCTTCTAATGCTTCTTCTGTTACGTCTGTAGCAACACCGAATTTGCTAACTGTGATGTTAGCCGCTGTTGGTACTAAGTTTGACTGATGTCCAGTACCGATGATTGATGCACCTTCTGCAACAGAAGTTGCTTTACTCCAACTGTTAGTTAGAGGAATGCGTAATGTATCACCACTCTGACCAGAGATGGTGTAACTATTTGTGATGATCTGCTGATTGGGTAGCAATACTGCGTCCATATAGTAAGGAACTAGATCCGCTACGATGTCAGCATATAGTTGTTCAATTGAACTACTTGATGTACCTGCCATGTTTTTATCTCCTTTATGACAAATTAATTAAATTTTGCCCTACTTTTATCCATTTGTTTTTTGACCATAGCATCAGTGATGCTTGATCTGGATAAGTTCGGTTGATACTGGCGTAAATTCATATACGCCGACCTGTATTCAGCATCGTTTAACAAACGGTTATCATCTAATGGTTTTACTTTATTAGATGATACTTCGGTTGTTGTTTCACCATACTGTACATCAACACCTTTCTTGCCAAAGTTGAGACCTAAACTTTTGCCCACTGTTTCCACAGCACGAGCATAGTCTGGAGTTTCACCATCTGTAGTAAAGTAATCCGATCCATTGCGTATAGCAAATGTATCACCTTCTACTGCTAACATACCATCTGCTTTCATCAATTTGATTACAGCGGATCTCTGTTCTGGTGTCCAACTACCGGGCATTGCATTTTGCAAATTACCCATATGGTCTTTCAATAACAATTCAGTTCTGAGATTGTTAACTTGTGACTTTAATTCTTCAACAGTTGCTTCACGCTTCTTAACAGCATCTCTTAATGAGTTAACATTAAGACTACTGCCTTCTTCGTTTGGCGTTGTCTCTTGAAGTGTTCTAACCACACTTTTAACACTGTCGAAACTATCCACATTAAGTTCGTTTAAGAAACGACTCTCTGCTTCCTTTTTCGCATTAGCGGAAATCTTATTAACATCATCTCTGGAATAAACTCTTACTCCATCAACAAATAATTTTCCGTCTCGCATCTCAACACTGGGTGTTGTAGTTTTTTCAGATTTTGTACCAGTTGTATTGTCAACAGGTTGCGCGGAATCTGTTACCGTTCCAATATTATCGGATTGGACTGCCGTATCGAGGACTTCATCAGTCATTGCTTCTTCTCCTGTTTATCGCCGAAGTATGCGTAAATTGTTTTGTCTTGTGCAACTTCGCTGTTACACCCTACCTTATAACTCTTTATAATGAGTTTTCACTATAACTTGACTCTATCAATTGATACAGTCTTTGTTTAATAATTTCTTGTAAATCTTCTCTGAGATCACCACTCTGTAATCCCTGCATTTTTAATCTTAATTCATATTCTGCATGTGTGGCAAAAGGCATGTATAATACGGTGCCATCATCTTCTGCATATTCGTGATAGCCTGATCCACCTAATTCAACTGCTCTTGCTTCTGCTTCTGCAACAGTTGAATATTCATCTAATTGCGCAATACTACCGCCAAACACTTCTGTGTAGCGTGTATATGCATCAATCAGTTTGTTTAATTCGTTTAGTTCGTTTTCTACACCTTTCTTACTGTACAATCTGTTATATGAAACAGTTAAATCTTCTGGTACAGGCATGTTCATCCAATCGAACCATATTGGCCACAATCCATGTGCTTCAACATTTTCTAATGCGGTTGCTTTCTTGCGTATGAACGCTTCTAATTTACTATCATACTGTTCGATCTGAACACCTGAGCGACTTGCACGGATAAGTTCATCACTGCGTATCATAGCAACTTGATTCATCTTTTCTATTTTTTGTTCAACTAATTCTCTTAGTTCTCTTATACTATCTAACGGTGGTGCCACGAACTCAAATGTGTAATTGGGTTGCCCGTTGAGCGAGGATTGTACATTTATTACACTGCCTGGCTCTGCTCCTACATTGAAGTTATTTTGCTGTAATGTTTGTTCGTCGACGACAGTTACAGGATGAGCACCGTATGAAATGCTTGAATATATTTCACCGTAATCACCATATATACTTCTTTGTAATTGAGCAATATCAAAGATAGGTGTATGTCCTACACCATTATATATTTTAGTGCTTTGATACACGGGACTTACAGGGATGTAGCCCAACTCATTCAGTTGGACAATTCTGTATAGTCCTTTTCCATCATCACCTTCGATATATTCTGCACCTTCTGGTAATTCCAATTCAGTGTCTTCATCAAAGGGAACGAATATTGTTTCGATTGTTTCCGGAGTATAGTATTGGAATATTTCCACTTCCGGTTCAGTTGTTGTTCTGATTACAATCTTCTTGAGTTCTAAATCACCACTTGCGGTATATCCGTATTGCCAGTTTGTGACATCTAACGGAGTATGCATGCGCCAACGAGGATATGATGCTCCCGCGGGTTTTACACAACTGATCCATACAACACCATATATGCTGGTGAATGTATCGACCTTACTCATAAATTCATTAATTGATTCGCCTTCGCCTGTAACATCTTTAACAAATGCTTCTACTTCTGTTGTTTCAGGTAATTCTCTTACTGGCATTGTACGCCATAATATACTGTTCCATTCTGCCACATATAAACGAGTGTATGGTAGAACGGGAACATTCTGAATTTTTTCTTGATAGAAGTTGCTGTTATATTGTGTGCCGTTATCGGCGTCACTGCGACTGTTTACAGGTTGAATAGTACTTTTATATACGGCGGTTTGTACGCCATTACTGTCGATATCATATGTATTAACTACATCGCTAGGTGTAGAATAATCAATACTATATGCTTTAAGATAGTTACCGTTGCGGTATTCGACCCCACCGTAGAATGATTTTACTGCTAATTTCCAATCGTCTTGGTAGCGTCCATATAAATCGTGGGTTGAAGTAATAAAGTTAAAATAATCGAACGCCTTAGCCAAAGGTGTCTCCTCGAGGATTATGTTTATGCTGCATGCGAATATATTTATCTAAATTAAAAACTTTTGCTATTTTTAGTCATAAAAAAGCCTCTCTAGGCTTCAATTAGAGAGGCTTAAAACTAAAACGGTGGGGAAGTTCCGCTTGCCCAGTGTTTTGTTTTTACACCCACACACCCTCTCACAAGTGTGTAGTATTATTTATAGTGTAATTGTATCTGCAGCAGAATTGTAAACAGGTTCTGCTTGTTCCACAGCAACACCTTTAACAACCTTATAATACTTGAGAGGGTTATACTTTTTACCCTTGCGACTTTGATTGTGTTTTTGTCTTTTCTTTTGTAATGCTTTTTGACTTAGTGCCATAATGGCCTCCTATGGTTTATATGTGTACTAATTTTCATTTATACCCTTCATTCACAACATTCACTACATTGTGTATTTGAATGCCATATATTTTTGCCGCACAGTAGTCAGTATAAACTTTACTCTGTGCTATTTTGTGCTGCGCTTTCTCTATTGGATCTAGACTTTCATAGGCTTGAATATATCTATTATATAATTCTACACCTGGGTGAGGGAATGATTCCTCACTAGAATGGTCTGACATGATTCAATCCTCCATATCTTCAAATGAGTAATCTGCTGGCTCAATTAGTGTTTCATAGTACATAACTGGATAACGCTCACAGTGTTGTTCAATTTTTTCTTTTAACTGCGCTTCTGTTGAACCATTGAATATTACTGTTGACTGATATACGCCATCATCCATATCATAAGTTATCTTTAGTGTCTTTGCTATCATCTGTGTTTCCTGTGTCTCTGTGATTTACATTCTTGCGGTCACCGCCAAATATTCTATCCCAATTGTCGTTATACTTTTGCTGATCTACTGGGCGATATTGACTGCCTTTACCTGCGGCACTGCTTTTATATCTATGTGCTGGCTTTTCTAATTCTTCACTAATATCTCGTGCTTGTTTAAGTGCATTATTAGTGTTGATTGTTTTTTCATTCTTTACCCATTGTGTACTGCCTTTCTCTGGTACTTTACTTTTCTGCATATCTTATTCCTATAACAGTATATTCTTTTGTTTATTGCGTGGTTCTATTTCATTACCATAACCTGATAACAATAATAATATTGCGGCAATGAGCCACCATGGTGAAATTAGTTGAAGCATACAACCCCACAGTACGCTGAGTCCTGTGAGTGTAAGCGTGTTGAATATATTTGTTTTGTGACTACTTTCTTTATTAAAGTCTGGCATCTTCATATCTTTATTCCTCTATAAACCATTCTTCAGGCAAAATTGCTCTTTTATCTAACATTTGTTTTTTTGCTTGTGCATATACAGTCTTTCTGTGAGTTCTATCCTTAAACATTAAACTGCCTACATCTTGACTTTGTTCACGCAGAAATACTGTGTGCAGCATTTGCGTTCTTATACCCTGATCATTACACTGTTTAGCCCAGTCAATATCTTCTAGAGCAAGCAATGCCTCATCTTGATAAGGTATATCTTTATTAGCGATAACATACAGTTGACTTATTTCTGTAGTATCACTCCAATGATGGACACCATCATCCCAACCTGTGCTGTTATACCTTAGTATGCCCATCTTGTGATTACTGTTTAATGTATACACACTATTAAATACAGGATTCTTTAACCATTCACCTGTAAGATAACGATGAGGATAAAGTGTGATGTCATCATCAGCCATTATCAAGTAGGTTCTGTTTGATTCTTTGTAATCCTTAATAATCCTGTTGCGGCCCACAGCAGGTAGATAGCCTGTATTATCCCATAATACAGTTTCCCAACCCTGCGCTTGCCACCAAGCAACAGTTTTGTTTGTGATATGCGCTCTACCTTCATGTGTAAGCAAATCTATACGCATTATAATTTATTACTCATATCTTTATTCCTCTATAAACCATTCTTCAGGCAGTTTGTGGCCTGCTGTATCTGTTTTCTCTTTCCAGGCTTGTATGCGTGTGTTAGCAATCTTTACATAAGCAGGGTCTAACTCACAACCTGTGAATTCACAGCCTAACTCAACTGCCGCCATACCTGTGCTTCCTGAGCCTGTGAATGGATCTAATACTTTACCGCCCTGTGGTGTGACTAACTTGATGAGATAACGCATAAGTGCTACTGGCTTAACGGTGGGGTGGTTGTTGCCTAACATAGTAGATTTACGCTTTTCTATAAATGTTTTTTTGCTTGGATCACATTTACTATGATCGTTAGTACCATTTATTGTTTTCTTACAATCATCACAGAAGGGTGTTTTACCCATTACATTTATACCGTGTGTTTCATTCTTGCCCAAGTCTTTGTTATGCTCTTCAGGTGGTGCTTCAAACCCACAGTGGCGTTCTGCTCTGCTCACTTTAGGACAATAAAAGAACTTTTGGTAGCCTTCTACTTCACCTAACACATTTGAGGGGAATCTACCTTGTTCATTGGTCGTTGTTTCACCTTGCCATTTGTTGGGATCTTGTTGATTGAACTCCAATCTGTCCATCCCGTTTGCTGGGTATGTTAGTGTTTCACTTTCAACCCTCGTAGCATCAATATTGAGTGCTCCAACACCGTGCTTTAACACATTGGCTATGGTGCTGCCTTTCATTGGCTTGCGGGCCATCACTATGGGCTCGTGTGCTGGTTTTAGTGCTGTTTTCCAACCAGCCCATTCTGATTCTATAGGTGGTGATTTGGCATTACATAATCTATCACATTGACTTGGAGGATATGTCATATTAGCATCACATTCAATACAATAAGGAGTAGTATGATTGACACTATTCTTTACTGCTCTTGTATCTGCGTGTTTATGTTTATGATATGTGTATTTCTTATCCTTTCCTTCTCTTTTGTCTATGCCTTTGCCCACATCCTGTGCTTTAGGAAAGCCTGAACTATACAACCACATAAGTTGATCACGGATCTCAAATCCTACACCTTCTATGTTGGTTGCTAAGTGATGATAAGTTCTTGCGGCACTAAAGGCCAATAAGAAGCCACCTGGCTTAAGCACTCTAAAACATTCTTGCCAAGTCTCTACTGCTCCGGTGTTCTTGTCCCATTCTTTGGCTAAGAACTCTATACCATATGGTGGGTCTGTGACAATGCTGTCAAAATGATTGTCTGGGTAAGACTTTAATATATCTATATTGTTGCCATTTATTACTTTATACATATCTTCATATCTCCTATTAAGCCCTATAAGAACCTGTATTTCTTCTTATCTGTTGTCCTACCGATTGTATATTTTGTTTAACTGGATATATTCCATTTACCATATAACCTAATGCGTCATTAAAATGTGAAAAGTCTTCAGCACCATTCTTTTCCGGTTGGCGTGTACCCTCAATGTATGTATGCTTTTGTAAGCCTTCTATTATTTTACGACACTTAGGATCTATTGTCAAGCGTACTATGCCATTAGCACTTTTACAAGCGGCATTTACACTTGCTATACGATCCTTTACTGCTGGATTAATTGAACCTACACGCAATTCAAATCCTGCGTTCTTTAATATGATATGATCTGTTATGCCACCTATAGCGGAGGAACGATGTTGTGCTCCGCTTGCATCAGGAAAGCATATAATCTTTCTACCTGGATAACGCATCTGTATTTCTCGTGCCATCTCTTGTGTATCCGAACCGTATAGTGCTATTTCATCAAATATGTGTATACCTTGTTGATGTTGATATGCTACTACAGCACATAGTGGAAAATAGTTAAAGTCCATTCCCACATACAATGGCATACGGTTGTCGTTGGGTAATTCTCTTGTTATTATGTTATGGTCGCCAAACGCATAGTAAATCTGATTCTCTAATTCTATCCACTCGGCTAGGAACTCTTGTTTGAACTCTCGCTCACCCATTGTTTGGCGTGCATTTTCTATTTCTTCTGGATCAACAATACCACCTTCGGCTGTGGTGTAAGTATGACATAACCAATCCGGATTGTTTTTATTGTTATGGAAAAGGTCCCACAACCATCCTTTTCCTTTTGGTGTTGATATGATTAGTGCTGTGCCTCGTTGGTCTGCTAGTGCTGGTCGTATTACTTCATAAAATAATTCTTCAGCACAGTCTGCGGCTTCATCTATTACGCAATGACTTATTGAGAGTCCTCTTAAACGATCTGGATTGTCAGCGGAACGCAACATTATGATTGAACCATTTACTAACTCTATTTCTAAATTACTTTCGTTTATTTTCTTTACCCAACGCTTGTCTAATAACATATTTTTAATTGGCTTCCACATGACTTGGCGACACATACCATGAGTGGGAGCAATATATACGCAGGTCTTATTTGGATGTCTTGCGGCTTTTGCTAAACTTGCTATGCTCATATAACTTTTACCGCCGCGCCGCGCCGCTACTACACAAGCAAAGCGTTTTCCGGAATTGAGTACATATGCTTGTTGGTGGGTAAGTTTCACTTTTCTTCAAACCATTGTTCTGGTAGTGGATTTAATCTACTATTAGCAAATTCCACATAATCAACATCTATATCTGTGCCTATACCTTGGAGTCCCATACGCTGTGCTACTGCTACTGTTGTGCCTGTGCCGGCAAAAGGATCAAATACTATACCGTTCTTACAGCCGGACACTTTTATACATTTTTCTACAAGTGCTTCTGGAAATATAGCAGGATGTTTGTTTTTACCTTTTATTTGTTCTGTTATTTTCTTTGTGGCAAGACTTTTATATGTGTAGTGCCAGCAAGTTGTAGTTGGACGCCAAGTTTTGCCTGTTCTTCTTGCGTTCTTTTCTGGTGTCCCGGTTGCTGAATAAGGCACACCACTACCTTCTAAATCTATATCTGTATTACCTTCTGCTGTAAAGTGGAATAAATGTTCCCATCCGTTTTGTAAATATCTTGTGCTGCTTGTGGGTGTTGAGTATCCTCTAACATATCCATCAATTTCCACTGCCTTTGCCCATAT